TATTAAAAGTTTCCATAGAGACTTTAGTGCCAGCACTAGGTAGAACACCCTGCCACCACTTAGAGAGATCTTCTTGAGTTAAGTCTTCTGTAATTTCAAAAGCATACATAGCAAATGGCGGTAAGATTGGACCGTAATCGCTCTCATTCAACACTCTATCAGATGCATCTCTCTTAGCCATATAATTTAATTTAGGTGGTAAGATCATCTGTCTCTGAAGCTCTAGCATGTCTGTAAGAGTTGAACGAGCTTCTGTGCCAATATTATTATAAGCCTCTTCAAATTCTCTTGTGGTGTAATGGAAGAAAGACTCTTCTTCGCACTCATTTACAACAAATGGGATGGCTACTAAATATTCTTTAAGCTGTGTGCTTGTAGCTAACTGACTTACAACCTTCTGCTCTGTACTAAAACCAACAGCATCTGCTAGCGAGCCAGTTGTTCTAGCTGCCTCTGACTCGGGTCCTCTTGCAAATAGCTTTAATCCGCTGTTTGTATCGGTTGAATATTGATGCCAGACACCCCTGTTAACACTTCCAGTTGTTGTACCATTGCCGCCATCAGTTCCATTTGGGTAAAGCGCTGTGATACCAACATAGTTGTGTGTTGGACACTCCCACTTAAGAGTTGGAGTCCACTGTCCTTCATTATTAGAGACAAATAAGTCTACTCCTGCTTCAATTGTCATAAAAGGAGAGCTTGAATTGACAGATGAATTGCCATATCCGTAAGCAGCATTGAGCCCCGAATCCACCATTTGCTTGTTTTTAAATGTTTTTGTTGAATAGAATAAAATATCGTTTAACGATGGGTTTCTATCAGTTACAACATTCTTGAATGAGTTATAATCAAAATTAATCGTTACAATTGCCTCGTTTGCAGACCAAGATGCTGCTGGTGGGACTGCCCCGCTGACTCTAGTGTTCGCCACAGTGCCAATATTAGCCCAACTTATAATTGAAGAAGACATGGGTTGGTAGAAGCAGGCATGAACAGGATAAGGGTACCCATTTGCTGATGGATCGTCGTGGTTTGTAAAATTAGACTTTTTAGAAATCACAATGTCCATAGAGTAGTTATCAAAATTGCCTTGTGAGAAAGTCCATTCTGATGATGGCTTACTTTTAATTGATGTTAAAACAGAGTTTTCTACAAATGTGTCAACCACTCCAGCATAAAAGTTTGATGCCGCTAGACCATACTTTGGATCAATGTATCCAACTGAGGCTGTTGAATCAAATTTATTCTCGTGGTCATTTTCAATAATTAAAGACGATACATTTAGATGTGAAGCTGGGTCTACAATTGCTTCAAAAGGAATTCTATTCCATTTTTGGCTTGTCGCAACATTTAAATCCGCAGGATGTATTGGATTAATAATGCTGCCGCTAATCCAGTTTGCACTATCAATTGCCACACCTGATCTAATTGAACCATAAGTTAATCTTGAAAACACAACATTGTTCAATGTTTGGAAAGAGGCAGGGGCGCCAGTTAAAGTTGAGTCGGGTGCAATAGATTGATTAAACAAAGTTGACAACTGTAAAGTTCTTTGCGAGGGATAAAAACCATCATAAGGCAAGAGCTTTTTAGCCGCACTTAGTTTTAGTGATATTCTCTTGGCATCTCTTTGTTGAACATCTCTAACTATTTCAATCGCTGGAATATCATCTGAATTAGCATATGTTTCTAAAAACACATTATTACTAGAAGTTGTTTGACTTCCTGTCAAAGATAAAGACTGATAACTATCATTGGATATATCATATCCACTGTCGACAATACTCTCAACATGTTCAGAAATTCTATATTCTGGTACGATTGAATGATCTTTTGCCATCAATCTTAGGTTGCCATTCCAAATAGAATATCCATCATCAAAAGGTCCCTGTTGTGCAGAATCTGCTGTGCCGAAATGAACTGTGTTTCTTGGCAAACTAGCTGTTACATCTACATAACCTGATGCTGAGCCTGAAAGGTAATATCTTCCAAACCTGACATTCAAGTCTCCAATGGAGCCGGCTTGAGTATCTGTATCCTGGTCTCTATTGACCAATTCTCCTCTTTTTGTAGAATCTCCAATGTTATCTCCGTCAACATCCATTGACCACATTGAATAGGTTTGAAAACCGCCGCCTTCTTGGGATCCATTTATTTTTGCAACTCTGTTGTCTAAAGAATCGCGCCAGTTAAATGTGAATCTACTTCTATCTCTTACCTTTGACAAATAAGCATTTGTTTCTTTTGGGTAGATTGTTTCACTGTAAAATAGAGATGTCAATTTAATATTATTTACATCTTCAATGGTTGACTTGCCAGTGTATAGGCTTGAAATATTGTAAAATAATGAATCTCTTTTATCCAATATTTTAAAGTTTTTAGCTGGGTATGGATTTTTCAAATCACTGTTTACAGTGTCGTAGTAGCTTCCATAAAAATCATATTCTGATGCGAAGGGGTAAGTTAAAATTAAATCTTTTTCTACTTGTTTTTCACCAAAGTTCTCCAAGCTTTTTAGTAAATGTATTACTGGTTTGTATTTTGAAGAAACTGGTGCGTGAGTCACTCTCATCTCATCATTTCTTGTTGATGCAATAATTACATTATTTTCTCTAATGTTTCTTGCAACGGGATGTTGTGCAGTTCTGCCTTGCTTAAATGATGGATAACCGTATGGTCCATTAATATTTAAAAAGTGTATACTTGCTGAGGCTGGCTGGGTGTTACTGGTATATGCAGTTGGTGCCAACAATAAATTATTGTCCTCAGTTAATTCATAGTGGTATCCGGCTGTCCCTACCTTACTAGCCGGTGTTGTGTATCCAGCAAAATTAACAATTTCACTTTCATCAATACCCCTTAAAGCACCACTATAAAATGTAATCCCATAGGAGCTTGTATCAATGCTGTTCGCAGCATAACCATATAATCCGTCCATAGATAAGTCGGGATCTGCTGATGAGTTGATCCACCAATATCCAAAATCTTTTTTTGGAATTTGGTAGTTTAGAAAGCCATTATCTTCAAAAGAACCCGTATATGTAGCACTTGGAGAGCTTTGTTTAATTCTATTAACCCTATTTCGCTGCACTTTATGATAGGATGCTGTTACTGTAGATCCAGATTGATAACCGCCAAAAGCACTTGGTTTAGCTAAAAATTCGTTTAAGTTATTTACAACTTCTCTATTTCTAAACGGCAATGCATTGTAGGGGCTTAATTCTGCCGCTGCAACATCTAAGTATCCCTCGCTTAATGTAGCTACTTCACCGGGGGCTGAGAAGCGATTAACTATAACTGTCTTGTTGGATGTCCCATCTGATAATGATCTTGTTGGTAAGGCAAAGTCGATAACTCCAGATACCGCTGTTGATTCAGATTCCGTGATGTTAAAACCGCCTTGCTCTACAAAAGCAAAATTGTTTTGTCTTCTTCCGTTTGTCATAACAACTTGATAGTTTTTATCAAAGTTACCTAAAATTCTAGAGTCAGTAGTCGTAGCAATGTTCTTAACATTGTAAACTTTTTTAATTGCTTCATCTCTAGAAAATTTAACTCTAGGAATATTAAAGTCATAAGTTGAAGCGGAGCCATCTGTTCTCGGATTGTGTATTGTAGTCACTTCGCCAGTTGATGCTGTTACTTTAAACAGTTCTGGACGATCAGCAGTTTCTCCAATCTCTAAGTGACGGTGTTTATAGCCACCAATATGTTGTTCTGTAAATGGTCCTTGCAGTGGATTTTGCACATTATAAAATATATCTGCATGATGTCCATTAATTACTGCTCCAACACCACCTGAAAAGAATTGTTTTCCGGCAGATTGTTCAACAAACTTTAAAGGCAAACTATTTTGTACTAGCTGGACTGTTTCAACATCAGGTGTGTTATTTGTAATTTTTACATCGTATGTTGTAAAATTTTTAGTTATATCATTTGAAAGATCTGGGGTTGATTGCCTTGTTAGCTCAATAGTGTTCTTCGCTTCTTCTGTCTGAATTATTGGCAGTATTGCATTGCCTTTTCTAGTGGAACCATCATCTGGTCCGATAGTGTTGCTTAGAATGTCACCTTTTAATTTAGCACCTCTAGAAACATCAAGGTGTCTTTCTCTTTGATATGTTGAGTGGATAGAGTCTCTTGTTTTTAGTGGTGGATCTGAGCTATAAACATCTAGATCTGCTCTATTTCTTTTTGCTCTAAGTTTGTAGAAAGCATTTTGACCATCTGTATCAACAGCATTTTCGTTTCTTTTATTTTCATATCTATTCAAATAAGTTTCAATGTTTCTTTCTGAAACTGGATTTTTAGATCCCTTAAACTTTGGAAAGTCTTGTCTTCTTGTCTCTAAAGCAAAAGTGCTTCCTTGTACATGGGTGTTAAGCTTTTTAAATGTTTCAATAAAATCTTCACCCACCACTTCTTTTGGCTTTACACCAGCAGAATCATCCTCATAGTAACTTTCATATGGAGCTATTGGATTAGCAACACCTGGAGAGTGACCAGACACTGTTTTGTTGCCTATTGTGTTTTGAGTGTCAATTCTCCTACCGGGAGGTAAAATTCTAGTAACTTGGCTTCTTTCAAATAAGTGATTCTCAATTACTGTTCTCACCCTATCAGATGCATTTGCAGAAGCGGGCATCAAATTAAAAAGCACACTCTCAATTGCACTATCTAAAAACTTATAAAGCTGAACATATTTTTCAAGGTCGGGCTCATTTTCAACTCTCTCAAAAAAGTTTTGTCTAGCCAATCTCATTTCTTTTGGATATACCTGATAATTAACTATTGGAGAGCCAATCATTGAAGCATAATCAAGCACACCTGCAAAAGTTTTTAACATTTCTCTTGAGATTGTATCATACATGCTTGCTTCTAGTGAGAAAAAATATTTAACCGGTCTTGCATCAATAAAAAATTTATCATCGTCTTTCTCAAGAATCTCAATCATATTATCTGTATTAAGATTTTCTGGAATTTGTTGGGTCATTATATTCAAATATTGAATATCTTTTACATCTGATGAAGCAGGAAATCCCTTGCCTTGAGCAGTGTGTTGTAGTCCAACAATTTTTGAATAGTCCTCTGCTGCATATTTTGTTGTTAAGCTTGTTGAGCCAGATGACAAATCAGGGACAACAAACTCACCAGAACCATTAGAGGATGTTACTTGATTAAATGCAAGATTCATTGCTAAAGAATCAAATTTTGGTATAAAAATTTTATCTAAATTATTCCCTCTAAAACTAAATGTGTTTTTATAAGGTCTTTCTCTACCAAAAGATGTTACATCTCTTGCATGTGATTTTAATTCACTATCCTCTAAGTAATCTGCCCATGCAAGAACAGATAATAGTTTCATGTTGGATCGGTGTGTTAAAGAGCCAGTAACATTTTCTTTCTCTGCACCAGCATATATTCTTTTATCGGTTCCAACAAAGGTCGTTCCTTTTGCAGATGTTAAACTAGAAGTCAATACAAAAGAGTTTTGTAACACATCTTGGATGTAATTGTAGCCACTGAATTCTAGTGTAAACGGACCAGAGCTAGAAACAGCGGTAAATGGGTCAACATCATACCTTATACGAACTGAAAGGCTCCATCTTGAGTTGTCATATACATTATAAAATTTATCTGACTCCAAAAACACCCCTAGAGATGAGGTTAATTGAAATTTTGCTGTGTTGTCAACTTTTACCGCTCTAACACTAATGTTAGCATCATCTGGAGATGGAATTGATGTCGTTGTTGAATCCTTGGCTTCTCTAATTCCAAAAACAGATGCAGTTACAATCGCTGGACTTGTTAAATCAACAGTATCGATATAAGTCGCAGGTGTTTTTGGAAAAATAGCATTTGCTTGTACCGTAAAAGGAAGATAGATGTCGTTTACTGATCCCGAAATGTATGGTGTTGAATTGGTATTACCACTCTCGGAAAAATTGTAAATTACTCCTTCTGTATTCTGTGTATTAGCAAATGGAGTTAAATCTAATGAATCAAACTTTATTGAGCTATTTTTGTAATCGTCTTTAATAAAGTATTCTGCTTTATCTGCATACACATTAAAGTTAAATAAATCATCATCAATGCCATAGCATCTTAATAAATTTCTAACTGACTTTACAGTACCCTTTGATTTGTTAATATAATTTAAGTTATTATAAATGTTTTTATAGATAAGATTTTTAATTTCATTTAATTTATCTTCAAATTTTCTTTTATCATCTTGATCTAAAATTGTTTCTAAAACATTTTTATCAATAAACATTTCTGGGATATCAAATCCCAAAGAAGTTAGAAGTCTTCTATTGTGCGGGTTTGCGGTAACACTATTATTATCTTGATACTCGGCTTCATGAAACTTTGTCATCTGAGTAATCTGTAAATATAGACTGTCTAAATAACTGCCCATCACCTGTAAAAGATTTTGTACTTCACCGCCTTGATTTAGATCCTCATCCATCATCCACAGTGGGATAGAATCTTGTAGGCTACCAATATTTTCAGCATCATATTGTGTACCAGATGCCTCTAAGTTGCTTGATAGTGTTTCAACATCAGGATGAGTTGAATAAATAATTGGATCGCCCGTCTCAGTGCCAACTCCCGCTTGTGTAATTGCTGAGCCAGTATCGCGGCTGTTTGCAACATAGCCAGTCCAAACTCCATTAGCTAAGCGACCTGAATAATCTAAAACCGTTGAGTCAGTTGCAGATGATCCTGTTTTTCCTTCGTTAAATTTAAAATAACATGAGAGTTTTAGAGGGTTATCATCATTAACTTTGTTAGTATCAGTATTGCCGCCGCCATTTACGACACTGAAGTAATTTCTACCAATTTCTTGAGCATTTCTTGGCTCTTGCCAAAATCTAAATTCATCTAGTGATCCAGACAATTTACCATAGCCAGCAGGTGTTGCTGGTACAATGTTGAAAAAGTCACCGCCAAGGGCACCAATTGTAAGCTTTAAAGATCCTGTTTGAGCAACATTTGTACTTGTTTCCGTTGTACTATTTGCAAACTCGCCATCGACATATAGGTCGGCAGTGTAAGTTGATCCAGTGTAACCATAAACAATTGCATAGTGGTGCCAGTCAGTATCGGATGCATCCAAGCCAGTTAACAAAGTTGAAATAAAGTTATCAGATGCATTGTTATAATATGAATAAATACGAGTTGTTGTCGTTGTATTAAGCATATATGCACCAAAACTAGCTGATGCATTTACAGTATCGCGAATATCAAAAATGGTCTCAGAGACAGTTGGATAAGCACCTTTTTTTAGCCAAAACTCAACTGTAAAACCTTCCGTAAAGTCTAATCTAAAACTTTGTTGTTGGCTTGATCCTGTATTCCATACCTGATCTTTTTTCCATCCTAGGGCTGTAATGTGTTCTGGTAAGCTTGAAGAATAAAAGAAATTAGAGTTAGTGCCATCATTAGTACCCCAACCATCAGGTGAAAATACTGCAAAACCAGTTGATTTAGGGTAATCAACATCTAAAATATGTCTTTCTAATTGAGTTATTTCATTTCTAAATGCTATTTTTTCTGCATTAGAACCGTCATATGGATACTGATTATAAATTCTTTTGATAGCATCTTCGTAATATTTTTTTGCTGAACCGTATTTTACAAAACTGCTAGCTGATGCATAATTTAAATCAGGCTCAATTAAAGAATCTTCGATTCTTATCTGTTTAACTTCTTCACTAGACTCTATATCCTGTCTAAATTCATCGAGGCTTTTTTTATTAGCACCTCTAAATTGTTGTGACTGGGACTTTTGTTTTGAAAATAAATCTTTAATCGACATCACTTACCCTAAACTTAAATTTAGCTCTCTGTTCTGAGTATTCGCCTACTAGATTAAATAGGAAGGTAAGTTGATAACTGTACCCACTTTGTAGCATACTCATATCTAAATCAAAATAGTTTCCAGAGCCATCATAAGATAGTTGGGTATAGGACTCATTTCCACTGCCGGTACCATAAGAAATAACTTCAAAATTATCTACCACTCTGTTTAATTTGTAGTATGCCTTTTCAATTGGAGTTGTTTCAATTTGAGTTTGAGCCACTGTGTAAAGGTTAGGGTTCCAGTTTTTAGGACGGACATAGAGTCTAAATCTAGCAATCTCATCTGTCGAGTAAGTCGTTTTAAGATTGGTGATGTTGACAACCCAGTCTTTAATTGGGTAAATTGAAGCATCTTCTTGTGATTTAACTGTAATTGCAGAGCCGCTAAAGTATTCTGTTCCTGATCCATTATGCCATACAGGATAAACAGATGTAATTGAAGATGAACTGTAGGCTAAGCTAGCACTGTATATTCCTGTGGAGACATATCCACCAACAGCCGAAGTGTCACCATCACTAGCAACATTACCACCGATCGGTAAATTTAGTGCACTGCCAGTTGGACCGGCTGATCCAGAGTAAAGACTTACACGAATAGCCCCAGTTCCAATGACTGGAATGTTTACTAATTGACCTCTCACATAGTTATACATGTAGATTGTATTGAGGTTGTCTACGGCTGGTGCCCTTGAACTGCTTAAGTAGAAGTTGGAGCTATCATCACCAATAGAATCGTTCCAACGAGCTTCTAGCACTGGTCTGCGATGAAAATATTCGCTCGACCTAGCAAAGAATTTCTTTGTGTAGTAAGATTGTGTCGCCTCTTCTTGGGAGGAGGTTAAGAAAACACCAAAGCCATAACTGCCGGTGACACCTTTAAGCCATTGTTCAACAATTGTAGTAACCTCAATAGACAGGTCTTCTGTGCCGACATCAAATGATCTTGAGGTGTGCATGTCTGGATCACCATCAATAGAGCCAGTTAAAAACTTACCACCCTCATCAGCCCAATTGGTCGTTGAACTGGCTTTTATCCAGTTTGATTCGCCAAGGTCTGTGTAATTGTTCATGTCGAGACCAGTGCCTTCGTTCCATGATTGTGAGATGGCAGCGACTGTTAATGTAAAATCTCGCGGTGTTGATTCAACATGTTCGGCATCATACATGCGAAGATAAAAATCAACTGATCCTGAAGCCGGGATGGCACTAGCCGATCTAGCTGTTGTTACGGCTGTTGTATCGAACTCTACTAAGGTTCTAGCTAATTCGCTTGAGGTTGATGAGGCTTGCCCATAAATACTAAACACCTCTAGAATGTCAGCAGCACCCATGTTTGATCCTGTGCCACGGGTTGTTAAACCTTCTTTGAAAGCATTTGTTATCGTATTATCTTTGGTGGCAAAGAATCTTTTAATAGCCATTATCTAATTTCTCCAACAATATCAGAATCTAAATCTTTAATTTCAAAAATTAAATTTTCTGGTATTCTAACTAGTCTTTCATCTGCTGTTGTATTTGAATCAATGTCATACTGAACACTGCTATATCCTGCACCAAACTTTCTTACAATCTGCACATTCTTTGTATCAACAACACCATCAACATCGTTTAAGGTTGAATAAATGTCGGAGATGTAAATTGGCTCGCCTAGATTAAATTTAGTTGTATATTTTTGTTTTAGTGCATCAATTGCATCATTTAAAACTAATGTAAAGTCTTTTTCAAGCTCACCAACTAATTCAAAGTTAATACCAATGTTAACAATACCAGCATCTAAAATGTCAATTGAATCATTAATCATTTTATAGTGATTTAGCCACTGCTTAACATTCTCTTTTAAAGAATCAGAAGCATTAGCTAAGTTGCCATTTTGATTCTCTGCAACAACATACAAGTTTAAGTTTCTTTTTGAACTGTTAGAATCTTGTGATATATTTGCTCTTTTAATAGCACCAAACTTGGAGGGCATTCTGTACAATATTGCCAAGTAATCTTGTTTTGTAACTGCTCTATTTTGTGCAGCATAATTATCAATTGCACGAACTTTAATCTCATCTGCTGTTGGTGCAGCGATGTTACCAACAATAGCCTCTTCGTTGTCAACTTCAAAAGCTGAAATTTGTTGTAGAGCAGTGGCATTGGCAATATCACTCTGTCTAAATTCAACAATTGCATTTACAACACTGTTAACAGCACCAACTGCTGCATTAACAGTTGAAGAACTATTTTTTCTGTAGCTAACTGTTAAAGTGGTATTAACTGGTACAATGCCTAATTTTTCTGTTTTAAGAATTTGAGATGGGTCAAAGCTAGTATCGGAGAAAAACTGTCTTCCATTTAACTGTAGTGCTGCGGCTGTTGGATCTGGAAATGACTTATTCTCAATTTCTGTTTCTGATCCAAAACCAAACTGAAGATAAGTCTCTCCATCAGTATTTTGCTCCATGACAAATCTTCTTGGAACATACATATCTCTAACAACATATGGCACAGTCTCTGAGTCGTCTCCAAGGTTTCTGATAGATCTGAAAACAGTATTCTGTGAAAGGTATTCAACTTCGTAGTATTCGTTACCATCAGAGTCTACTACACTTGTAATCTCAGAAATGTTTGTATCATCAACTTTTAGTTTTAAAAATCTCTCAAAATCGCCAACTACGATTGTGTCTTGTGATAATTCTCCAGAGACAATTGTTCCATATGCTTTGTAGGCAAAGCTAGTTGGAGTACCATTTGCATCTACGGCTGCAACTTTAATCTGTGTGTTGGCATCTGCAAAGTCAACATCATCTGCTAGTGTGTAGGCTGAACCATTATCTGATGATAGTAGCGAACCAGCCTTTAAAATTGGAACATAATCTGTGTTTGGTCCTGTACCTGCATCGTTTGCTGGAACTGAAACATAGAAAGCAGCTTGTCCAGTTGCAACTGGAGTAGTGCCAAATTTATATCCAAGTTGTTTTGCAATCTTAAAAATACTATCTTCTAGGATAGCTGAATCCATCAATGTTTCGTTAGTTTGAAAGTCTACATAGAAAGACATAATATCACCTATGTATGCAATCATGTCAATCATCATGGCACCAAAGGATGCATCATTAAAATCTTTGTAAGTGTTTGGATAATAAATTTTTGCATAATTGATAAGGTCCTGCTTGATTGAAGCAAAATCTCTATTTGTGTAATTAATTGGCGGCTTTACCGTTGGCATTATTCTGTCTCTCCGTTCAAGTTAATGAGGATGTTGTCATTAAAGTTTAGTGGTGTAATGTAGTAGTTTATAGCTATGCTTATTAAGTTCGAATCAATGCTTGAGTCATCAAATCTAACACTTCGAACTTTTATAAATGGCATGTAGGCTTTTGCCTGTTCTATTACTCTAGACTTAAATCTATCTTTTACATCTGGGGTGTAGTTTTCAAATAAAAGACCAAAAGCACCACAACCAAAGTTTGGATCCATTATTCTTTCACCCGGTGTTGTTAAAACTAAATTCTTAAAATTTTGCTTTACAGTAGAAGCAAGATCCTTTGTTAGTGCATAAGGACCATCTTCTTTGGTAACTTTCAATGGTAGTTTAACGGATATTCCTATCGCCATTTTTAATCTTCCTCGTTAAAATTAATTAGACTCTTAAGTGTATTATCTAAGATCTCGTTCTGTGCTGCAATAGGAATATCTTCATTTTCCTCCCAGAATTTTAGAGGATCAAATGTAAAATAATCGCGGATCCCATTCAAAATGAAATATATATCAAACAATGAATCGCCCTCTGGGTATTCAAACAAGTAACCAGAAGGGACTTCTGATTTATCCTGAAAATAATTGTCTAAAACTTTTGTAAAAGCTAACTCAAAAGAAGAGTTAGCTTCTTGCACAATTAGCTCCTCAGACTTTGTGGTAAAATCATAGTTTGTTTGCTCTGTAAACAATGAGCAAATCAAATACTCTTCATGTATCTTAGCATCTTTTAAGCTAGTTTTGAATTCAATAAACAATATGTTCCTAAAGGCATCTTTGATCTTATCTGGCAAGATTTCAGATTTAAAAATATTTCCAAAAGTGGGGTTCAAAATAAAATAGCTTGCAAGGAACAACTTAATTCTTTGCTCAACTATGTTTGCTGTATTTGTTTCTACAAACTGGCTAAATCCTATCATTGTTCGTCCTTCAGCTTTTTAATTAAACCACCCATTTTAAACATATTATTCATATAATAATCCACAGCTTCTGTTGACTCATCAAGTAAGCCATCAAGCTTTTTCTTAACTTCGCTTGCCAACACTTGTATTTTTTGTCCTTCTTGCCTTAGCCCATCTAATCCAGTAAGTTCATCTACCTTGCTGCCCTCTTTAATTTTTAGATAGTTTACTATCGCTAGTTTTTGTTTTTCAGCAGCAGCAGCCTTATCTAATGGTCCAAGAGGTGCTACCAAGTTAATCGGTGTCTTTAGTATTACTTGTCCTTCTTTAGATTCTAATGGGTTATATGATGGGGTATAAGAGTAAACTAAATTAAGTGAATCGTCCCTGTTGATCCTAAGACCATTTACATTAAATGCTATAATGTATGCAAAACTGTATAAATTCTTTCTAATATTTCGCACATCATAACCGTTAGGATTAAGTGGACCTGGGGCTGGATATTTATTTGTAATATAGCTGCCTTTAGCTGACAATGGATCTACAAATGATTTTATTTGTTGATAATTTTTTTCGCTGAGACTGTCAAGACCAATAATATCACTGCCAAGATTAACTGCGGGCGAAAAGTTTTTTAATGCATTTTTTGTTATAACATATTTTGATGGGTTGGCTAGGTAGAAGTTAAAATTAAATTTAATAATTTTTTTATTTAAAAACTTATCTTTTTCCTTTAACATTGCCCCTGTGAACTTTATATCGAATGCTTTTTCGTTTAATTTTTCTTCTAATGTTTTTGCATTTGTCGATCCAAATGAACGATAAACAAATAAATTATTTTTTACTAAAGGGTTTTCAAACAGTGTAAAACCAAATTTTAAACGATCAAACTGTTCAAACAAAGGAACTTGTGTATCTTCAACAATTTGACCAGTGAGAACATTGGTGCCTTCAATTAAGCTCTCTGTTGACTTTAACAATTCTTTCTTATCTTGCTGGTTTATTAAATCCGAGGTTGAATTTTTTGCTTGACCATATGCTGAATTTATCGCATCACAAGCTTTATTGATAGAGTCAATGATTGAATTTAATTTATCTAATACTGTTTGCTCCTTATCAGCAGCAGTTATAACAAAGTCTTCAAACAAATCGCGACCTTCAGTATCTTTTGATGTAAGATTCACAAAACACGGACTTGCTCTTCTAGTGACTGTTTTTAACGATAGCTCATCAACAATATTATTGTTAATAAACTGATTTAGATAAATGAATAGAGTTGATAGATTGACTTCGTTTTTCAATTCTACTTTTATTAAATTTAGCACTTTTAAATCATCAACAACAACTTGATTTAGTTTTTTTACATCGTCGGTAACAAAGCCTTGTAAAAGGTTTTTAAACTCTGGTACTGTTAAGTTGTCGGAGAGGTTTTTAAGATAACTTAAAATAAGTCGCTCTTTATTGACCACACCTTCTTGCTTTGATAATATTGGATAAATCTCAATAGCACCGTTTAAAATGTTGTTTAGTGGTTCTATACCACTCTTTGTTAGCATTGCCACTATGTCGATCTTTATTATATTCTCAGCTAACTTTGAAATATTTTTTGAGCTACCAATAGAATCTAGAGATTGTTCTGGACCGCCCAATAAATCTAAAGCATTTTCTAGTTGACTGTTTATGCTGTCCTCTAAAAATTCAGTCGCTTCGGAGAAAGACCTTTGAGCTAAATCTTGCAGGTTTGATATAACTGTCGATAAAATATTTGCAAGAGCAGCTACTGCAACTTTTTGCACTTCTGCCTCTATTTTATCGCGGATTGCAGCTTGAAAATCTAAAACAAACAAGTAGTCAATATTGTCAGCCAAGCCAATCAAATCTTTTAAATCTTTTTGTACAAATTTTTGTATATTTTCAAAAGCCTCTTTATAATCTTTTATTGTTTCGATGGTATCTAGTACATCTTCTCCAAGGTCCTTTAAGCAAGAGTCAACAACATTCGTCACATCTTTTGCAACATCTTCAGACAAGTCTTCTATGTTGCTCAGTGTGTTACTCAAATTAGAAAGATCATCTTTTAAGCCCTTGGCTGCTAATTCGGACCAATCAAACTTTGTTAAAATTTTATCGTATATCTGATCTAGGTCTCCACTATCAATGATAGAGGATAAATCTTTCAAAAATGGGTCATTAGTTGTTGCAGCAGCAACTACAGAAATTTGTTTTTGAGCCTCAAACAAAAGTTTTTCTTTTGTGTTGTAGAAATATTCTTCAATTGGCTGTCCAACCTGTTCTTTCACCTCTCCACCTGATAGTGAAGCTATAGACTTGCCTATGTTTGATATTTCTCTTGTTATTTGCTTTGCAGTTTCAAGTTTTTGATTAATATTTTGTAATGTATCGTCTGCTACATCCAAAAAAGAAGGTTTAATCTGTATTCTTGGGTAATGATATCTTAATAAAAACTCATCAATGCTCTTAGAAATAGCATTTACATCATCATATGTCTCATTTCCAAGTAAAAAGTCGATATCAGAGCCGCCTTTTTGTAGGTTTAAAGAGTCAAAACTTGGATTATCGCCGGATGCTTCAAGCAACAAAATCTCATTTGAGTTGTAAAAAAAGCCATTTATAGTTGAATTTACCATGATTATTGGATATTCACTACTTTTTATTATGGTATTTTGATAGTGTTGTTCAGAAACAACATAAGGATCTAAATTTTTATTATAGACACCTTTTTTGACTAGCATTTTCTTAAAATATTCACTAATAAATGCCAACTCGCCGTCAATACCACTCTCACTACTCTTTGTATCTTCTTTTGTTCTATCAACATCAGACAATAACTGGTAGATAAAATCCAGATTACTCAAAGGCTCATCTAATTGATACTCAAATGGAATGTTATTTCTTTGTTTTTGTGGCTCTTCGACAATTGCATTGTTGTAATAATTCTCTTTTTTGTTTGAAAATACCGCCAATAGTTGATAACTGTTATCGTAATAAAATGATATATCTTCAGTTATTGCTGTTTTATCATAATCTACAAAAAGTGGATTTATGTTTCTAACATTTCTATATTCTGTTAGCAAGAACCTGTATTCGTTTGCTAGAGATTGTGCTGTTGTCGTTGCATCAAAATTGTATCTTTTTGATAAAATAGAAGATACTGCATCGGCATCCAAGCCTTCATTCAAGAAATATTGTTTTATTGCATTTAAAGAGTTGTTGCCTTGATCTAAAAATAAAGCAGGGGCTAAATCTACTTCTTCTTGCTTAGAAAATAAGACTGATGCTATTTTCTCTATTTGTTCCTGTATAACAATGTCTGTTGGCTTTGCTGCTACTGGATTAAACTTTAAAGCAAGAGCATTCATATCTGTTAGGGCTGATTTGACATCACCAATTTCGTCTAAATTTATTGGTTTATTTTTGGGAAGTAAAATAAGAAACGAATAATCAAATGCCAAACAAAAACGAACTATTGACTTCCCACCCTTTGAAATTTTAACATCTTCTACCAAGTCAATTGGTGTATTTGTTATATGTGTATACTTTTTTATGTTGGCATCACCTGCATTCTGTCGGTTAAAAAGAGTTCCAACTTTATCGAATATATCATTTTTTATTTGCTGCATTCTTTGAGAAGCAACAAACTCTGATAGATTTTTTATACCACCAACTTCAAAAACAGAGCAAAGTACTGGAAAGCCAGTATTAAATGGTGAACCATTCGTAGAAATAAAGAAATTACAATTTACTGGCGAGCCAATATCTTTTGATGTAAGATCATTAAGTACTAATTTATTCCAGCCGGATGCTGAAAGGTCCAATGGATTCTCTCTTCTTATTTTATCTTCTAAAGAAGTTCCCTCAATGTAGGTTGAGTAATGCCACTTATAGAATGCTTGTTTTGTTATGCACTCAAAAGTATTTGGATCATCTAGAACATTTGATTGTAGAAATTGAGATTCGAATGCTGGGTCTTCAAAAGCTTTATTTATGACAGAAAGCTTGGCTTTTAGTTTAGTTGGATCTTGACCAGATTGACTTAAGTATTCAACAGCAAGCTTATATAAAAGGTTGTTTGAGCTACCTATACCAACCCCAACATCTATTTGTTTATTGGAAGATTTAAAATCATTTAGTCTTAAAAATTGAGCAAACTTTTGAAAGTCCTCCTTTTGATCGATTGGATCAGTGTATGCTGTCTTATCGTTAGTAAGATATCTTGCACAAGCGATTGCAAATAAATTTTCATCTGTGTTGACATCGGAGCTTTTACCAGCACTCAAAAAAGCAGAATCGCCCAAATTTGCTAACTTCTCAAAATATGCCTTTGCTCTAGTGTATATTTCTTTTGTTAATGCCATTAGTTTACCTTGTTAAAAGAGCTTCTAATCTTGGTTGGGGAGTTACTATTTAAATAGTTTTTCATCAGCACGGAATAGTTCTTTTCTAGTGAAGACAAGCTTGTGCTTATTTTTGTGGTTTTTGGCATTGATCTGCCAATAGCACTTGCTAATTTTATAGACTTAACAGTTGTTCCTTTTGCTGTTCCAGCTATTGGTCCACTTGGAGATGTTCCAGTGACGATACCTTTAAACTTATGAGTGTGACCTGCTAGTTCCTTTTTTAAGTTTTCTACATCCTTGTTTAGTTCGCGAATTTGAGAATTTGTTTGTCTAAGCTGTTTAATAAAGTCTTTTAAAAATTTAACCAAATTTTCGCCCTTGACCATTGATTGCAAATCAAAATCTTTGCCCTCTGTCTTATCGCCTGATATTAAATGAATCCCACCATATACATTTGGATTTTTTGCACCATTTGCTAGAAGGTATGGGACACCGCCAGATCTAATTTCAACTAGCTCGCTAGCTTTTATAGCCACAACATCTGCTTTGTTGTAAACCAACGATCTGGCATTGTAGTTTTTATAATCTGTCATAGAGGAAGCTATTACCGAAGCAGCATCTGTTGGGGTTGGAAATGCAACTCTGATTGGAGTTCCATCTTGGGGTGCTTCTGGATCGTTATCGCTCACTAGGTGCCCTAAAACACCCGCAATCAAGCTTACCTGGGGTTTGGTCTGATATGTCTTATCATGCCCCATAATCATCGCGGCGGGCTTATTTTCATGAATTATTGGCTTAATATTGTAGTTTGTTTCGAAAATGGGCATTGAATGCCTATCTGCTTCTTGTATAAACTCATCATTTGATGCAGCATTTAATGCATCGTTTATAATTTTTCTAGTATAATATGACAGCCTATCGCTATTAAATGATGGTAGTTGTTTAATCTTTATCATGAAAGTAGCCTCTTTATTTTATCCGGTACTTGTCTAAAAGCTTTTGTTATCTTCTTTTGCATAAATTCAAGTATGATATCGTCCTTATTTTCTTTACCAAAAGCAGCTTTGTAAACAGAACTGTTATCATTATTTTTTGGCTGTGAAACCCACCTTCTAGTCTTTTTAGTTTTTGGCTTTTTGTAGCCTAAAAGCTTTTTAGGCTCTTTATAATCAATCATGTACTCATAATGAATATAAGAAGTTTTTCTATTTCTTGACTGTCTAAGAAGACCAACTCCTGATTTTCCAAATGGGTTTTCATTTTGTTTTATAAATTTTATTAAGTATAAATAAATTATCTCTGCTGGTAATTTATAGCTTGATACATTATTTGTTTCAAATTCTTCACGAGAACCTAATAAAAGACCGTCTGTTTTTTGATAACCAGGGTAATTTAAATCTGTATTTGCGTATACAACAAAATCCATAGCTCTGTTGTAAAAGTGCCTACTGTTAACATCTACACCTCTCCCTGGTGTAACATTTTCATATCTTCTAAATACACTTATAGGCAACAATAGAATATTCTTTTCAGGCAAACCTTCATTATCTGCAATAAACTTTCTAAATGCTATGGCAAACTTCAACAAGTTTTCGCCATTCTTTTTCATTATTTCTAAATTAGTGCCCCTTGTCGTCGTTGTTGGCAATGCAACAGTCCCACCTTGTACACCCTTGTTATTGTTTTTTTCATTAGAAGATTCTTCGGTCACTGCAATAATTTCATTTTGTAAATTGTAGCTAAAATTACCAGCTTGTGATGGTAATTGAGAATTTGATTTTGGTAAATCTTTAAAAATTGCTCTTCTTAAAAATTCTTTTCCAGAGGTGTCATCTATATTTTGCAAATCTTCAAGAATTTCTTGTATTAAAATTTGATCTGCTGTAAAGTCCTCTAATTGTTCTGGCTGTATACCATCCTGGGCTAATGGAATGTATAATTGTGAGTTTACGACTCTCTGTAACCTTGTACAAGAATCTAGCTGTTGTTGTGCTTGAGCGATTATAGCAGGATCTGTAGGTTGTCCAATCAATGCCGCTGTTTGACTAACATATGTCGCATTTTGCACAACATCAAAAACCCCAGGTCTGTTTCTAGCTTTCTTTTGTAAAGAATACTCAATAGCTGCATCAACATTTTTGTCTGCTAAATCCTCTGACTTGCCAAAAATATCCACTTGAACTAAACTAAGATTTGTACTCTCTACAAAGCCATATTTGTATGTGTTTTGTACTACACCCTTTATATAATCTTTTAATGTTTTGTTTATCAATGTCTTAAATTGTTCACTACTTTTAAAGCTTGATCCAGGTTGCTGATTTGCTGAGCTTATAAATTCAAATGTAAAGTAAAGTGATCTATTGTCCTTTATATCATCTGTTGTTAAACTAGCTTTTGTTTCTTGAGTTGCCAGTGTTACAGGAAACTCAGAATAGTTTGTATTATTCTGAACTGGTGTTAATGTTTTAATATAGTTTAAAACCTTATCACTGCCAGCTTCAATCTTAACCTTAAAAGGAATATAAGCAGACTCATTTAAAAATAGTGTTTCTAATTGATTAGAACTTACTTCACCAGATGCTGGTTGTGGCAAATTTGTTAATTCTTGTCTGGTTTTTGTGGAGCCTAGACTGGCTATGAGTCTTTTTCTTAACTTATCTGGCGACAAAACATTTGATATCATATCAGAGTAGAACTGACCGTAACCTACAGTTGGATTGTTTGGATTTGCCAGCGATCTAGCACTAATAGATGAACCAGATGCTGGAGTTATCTGAAGGTTTCTGCATGTTTGTGCTTCCTGAGAGTATGTTTCTGCCAAGGAGACATTTCCACCCTGCACACCTTTAATAATTGGAGCAGTTTTCCCTGTTTGTACAAGAGTAATGTCGGAAAAGTTTTCTATATCTCCAAAATTTACCTTTACAATATCTCCTCTTTTAATAGACAAGCCAGTTTTAACTGGTATTAAAAATGAATCGGAAGTTAAAATCTGTGATGTAAATTTTGATTCAGCTATATTGTGTGTTGTAAAATATGAGTATAGAGATGGAATATGTAGTAGTGCTATCTTAAATTTAGAATTTTCAGAGTTGCTCGTATTGTCTTCTCTATCTATATTGTATTCTTCATTTAAGAAAAGGTCACTTAAAACTCTACGATCTTTGACATACGAATCGCTAGCTATTTTAACTACAAGACCATAAAAACTAGTTTTATTTTTGTTTTGTTCTTTTTCTAGACTTTTTCGAGCTATCTCTTCTAAGATAACATCATATGGAGTTTCTCTTATTACAGCATCGGCAGGACCAGATTTAATTGGCTTTGGTCTTGCTACTTTATTTAATGTAGAAGCAACCATTACTCACTAGTTTCCTCTTCTTTTTTGTTGATTTCTTCAAACAACTTATCTCTTTCGGAATCGGAAAACCCAGTAAAGTGATTGGTCTCTGTTTTCTTGAATAAGGCAGTGAGCTTAACCAACTGTTCGTTAGCTCGCTGCATTGTCTCCAGGTGCTTAGACAAGACCATTCCAGCACTTTGGTGGTTTGTCTTGCCAGCCTGAATATCTGTTAGAATTTGAGTTACAAGATAATCGGCTTTATTTCTATCTTCTTCGATGTTTTTTATTGCCTGCTCTGCCAACTCATCTGGATCTATCATTTCGGATCACCATTTACCCAATCATACTTGAACTCTCGATACCTTTTCTTAATGTTGCTCAAGCTAGCTACAAGTTGCTTAGTGTTTAAACCACTAATCTCTCGTAGGTATAGATAAATAGCTTTTTTGTTAAAAATTTCAATATCTTCAATGCTATCCATTAGATCTTCAATTGCTAAAATGGTTTTTTGTTCATTCTCTTTTAGAGGCATTTGTTTCCAACCGTCTATCTCACCACACAAAGCAGTCCAAAACTCTCGGTGGGCTCTGTCGTCTTCATAACGATTCTTTGTTACAAACTGTTCATTTTTCATTTGGTGATAAACATCATCGCAATTCACTTCTCTTTGAAGCCTTTTAGTGTTTTTCTTGACCTTCTGAATAAACCAGTTTTTTGTGATAACACTAAAATAAGAGAAAGCTTTGTGCCCCTTATCAGGGTCGAACTTGTCTAAAATTGTAGTAAGCCAAATTTTACATTCATCGGCTAAAACTTCTATGTTTGGAAGGTTGTTAAACTTGTAGGTGTAGATAATCTTATCTACCATTTCACTAAAAGCTGGCTGAATGAGTGTGCCATAAAGGCGGTCTCTTTCAAAACGATCTCTTGTAAGAGCATATTGAATGATAGCTTCTTCGTGGACTTTTGTAAAATAAAGTCTTTTAGTTCTCTTCCGTCTCTTCTTCTTGATTTGTTGTGTCATTTTCTATCTCAAATAAGTTTCTAAATTTATTAATGCTATCAACGACTTCTTTAGAGTGACGAATAAGTTGTCCTAGGGTTTCGTCCCCATAGAACATCTCCATCTCATAAACATTGTCTAGGTGCTTTGAGAATTCAACCATCTTATCTTCCATCTGTTGGACATCTACGGTCATTTGATACATTACCCTAAGTAAACCTCTAACATACCATACAGCCAATCCTAGAGCGATTGAGAGGGTAATTGTAGCTATAGTTAGTGTAATGATCATTTGGTTGCCTCGGCTTTCATCTGCTTTAAGATTTCTCTGTTCTCTTCAATGTGGTCAATCACATTTTCTTTAGCAGATTTTTTTTCTTCTTTTTGTTTTCTTATTGTAACAAAGTTTGTGGGAACTTTGTAGGGCTTACCTTGTTCGCAATGAGGGCATTCTGATGGGAGTGGGTCTTTCATTCCCATCCACTCCCACCATTGTCTATTACAGTAATCACAATTGAATCTATATTTTGGCATTGTTACTCGTAAATAAATTCTGATTGCTGGTCGTCGACTTTAAATGTTGGTGGGTTAGTTACCATTAACTCATCTTGGGAGTCCCCCTGAACAACAAAATTAAAATCTTTTAAAACTGGTACAATATCTGTCTGTTCTAAAAGTGATTTTTGTAGAGCCATCATTACGGCTCCTAATGCTTGATCTGATAATTTCATTTATTTCCATCCTTTTTTTGAAACTGTGTGATTAAAATCACTTATATACATATCCTCTGCTAAAGAGGAAAAATTAAATTTTGGCTTCCAGCCTAAAACTTTTCTTGCTTTTGTGCTATCTCCTAAAAGACAAGGAACTTCATGTGGTCTAAAATATTTTTCGTTAATCTTTAAATGTTTTGATGGATCACCCAGTTCTGCACATGCCCATACCTCTTCAAGAAATTGTTCTACTGAATGTGTTTCGCCTGTTGCAACAACATAATCATCTGGTGTCTCTTGTTGTAGCATAAGCCACATTGCTTTTACATAGTCCTTCGCATGTCCCCAATCTCTTTTTGCAGATAAATTTCCTAGCTGAATATGGTCTTGGTGACCAAGCCTAATATTTGCCGCTGCTAGTGTAATTTTTCTTGTTACAAAAGTTTCTCCTCGACGGGGTGACTCGTGATTAAACAAAATACCACTTGAAGCATGTAACCCATAAGATGTGCGATAATTTCGTACCAAGTTGTGAGCAAACACCTTTGCACAGGCATATGGAGAAGCTGGCATCAAACGAGATTCTTCATTATATCCCAATTCTGGAATATTTGGATTATCGCCATACATTTCTGAAGAACTAGCTTGGTAAAATCGGCACTTTGGGTGAACATTTCTTATCGCTTCAAGAATACGAAGAGTTCCGTTTACTATTCCGGAAACAGTATCTTCTGGTACATCAAACGATACTCTGACATGCGACTGGGCTGCTAAATTATAGAATTCATCTGGTTTATATTTGATTAATAATCTATAGGTAGCAGATGCATCGTTTAAATCCCAATATTCCATTTTAAAATTTGGGTTAGAGTAAATTTTATTTACTCTTTCTGTACATATAAGAGATGTTCTTCTTTTAAGCCCAACAACATAATACCCCTTATAGAGAAGGTGTTCGACTAAATATGAGCCATCTTGTCCAGTTACACCACTTACAAAAGCGGTTTTCATTAAATTCCCCTCACATTTGGATAATTTTCTGTAAACCAAATACAGGTTTTTGATATAGACTCTTTAAAAGGAGTGTACTCCGTTTGTTTCCACCCTAAAGATCTTACTTTTGTTTTATCTGATGGCTTTCTATACTGACCGGCAGGCATGTTAGTATTCCACATTATTTTACCATCATATCCCATCACTTGTGCAATATTGTTAGCACATTCTTTTATTGAAATTTCATGAGAATTGCCTATATTAATTGGACAATCGTCGTCATAATTTTTTAAAACAAACAAAAGTTCTCTAGCTAGGTCTTTTGAATAAGTAAATTCTCTAAGTGGTGAGCCATCTCCCCATAAAACAACATTGGTGCCACTTATTTTAGCCTCATGTATTTTTCTTATGATTGCCGGTAAAACATGTGAGTTATTAAGATCAAAATTATCATGTTCTCCAAACAAATTATTTGGTACAACAGTGATATAGTTGCAACCATATTGTTGGCGATATGCTCTTGATTGGACATCTAGCATCCTTTTAACATGAGCATAAGCAAAATTACTAGTGTGTGGAGGTCCTAAATGCATTTGATCCTCTGTCAATGGGTAATTTGTGACATCGGGAAAAATACAGGTGCTTAACATTGAAAGAACTTTAGTGACATTGTTTCTTCGGCATGCTTCTAGAACATTAGTGTTTATCAAAATATTATCAAAATAAAAGCTAGCTGGATAATCCGAATTGGCTTTTACTCCCCCAACTTTTGCTGCTAAATGTATAACATGTGTTGGGCTATGCTTAGATATTATTTCACAGGTGTGCTCTAGATTTTTTAGATCGCAATCCTGAGATGATAAATATATCGCATCGCATCCAATATTTTGTAGAGCTAAACCAACCATTCCAGTGCCACCGGTTACTAAAAGTTTCATTGTTACTCCTCTACAGTAATTCTTGTGTTATCAAGTAAGACAGCATTAGGAGCTAAATTTAGCTTAAAACTATCTTCAGGAAGTGTGTTTATATAGTCAAGAGTTTTTTTCTTATCGTTTTCCCACAAAGGTTTGTCCTCGTTATAAAACTCTTTAGTTGTATAATTATGTACATTTCTTTTTTCCCATGCATGTGCAAAAGTCATGTCTTCGTCTGTAAGCTGGAATCCGAGATCCACAGCTATATCGCCCATCCACAAATCGATTTGCATGTTGAGTCCTACGTGACCCATGACATCGTAGAAGTCCCTGTTGACATATGGAACTGTTGCACACGGATGAGTATGTCCATCAGCGCCGTCATAAACCATTGTTCGAATATGAACAAACTTGCCCTCGTATCTATCTTTTATAAGCTTGTCCCAATGCTTAGTAGTGTTACACATATCATCAGTTGCAAAGTTGAACCACTGCCCTTTAGCATCTGCTGCTAGCTCGTTCCAGCACTCATATAGTGTCCTCCATGGTCGTCGTTTTTGAAAAATGTGATATCTAAATTCGATATCTTTCCAACGTACCTGTTGATAATTTTGTAATTCTGTTATACAAAATACATCATCATAATCCAAACCTATTATAAATTCAACATTGTCGATATCATATGCGTTGTCGATAAAACTATGCAAAGTTTTTTTCATTCCAGATAATCTTTCTCTAGCTAGCAACATTACACTCATAAACGGTTTTTTATCTTTTACTACTTCTTGTTTCACAATTATCCCCTATCTCGTTAAAAAATGTCTTCCAGAAGAAACTTTATTTCTCCAATATTCTAATAAATCATCCATTGTTTTTTCAAAACTTATTTGCGGTTTCCACCCTGTGTGTTTGGTAAATTTTGTTGTATCTGGAATTTGTAAATCGGCATCGACTGGTCTCAGCCTATCTGTATCTACCTCTATTTTAATGTTCTTGTGAGTAGATTTAGATATTAAATATTTTAGCATCTGTTCTATAGTACATGAAAATGTACCTCCGATGTTATAATACTCACCCCTAACAGGCTTATTTGTAACAAGCAAATAATATGCTCTAACAGCATCTCTTACATCTGTCCAAGTTCTCAAAGAATTTAAATTACCGACTTTTACAACAGGAGGTATTAACCCAGCTTCTATCATAGCTATTTGTTTTGCGAAAGTGGACTCGGCAAAAACGTCTCCTCTCCGTGGTCCTGTGTGGGTGAACATTCTTGTTGTCATAATATTCATGTTATATGCCTCAGCATAATATCTTCCAATTAAATCAGTACCTATTTTAGATATCGCATATGGTGAAGCAGGGTGAAAGTTCTCTTCCTCTGTGATTGGTACTCTATCTGCTGGTACCCTGCCATATACTTCCGATGATGCACACACATGTATTTGTGGACTACAATCACTCTTTTTCAATGCTTCTAAGAGTTTTGCTGTCCCTAAAATATTTGTGTTTAGTGTGTCAAGAGGTGCGGCAAAGCTAGTTTTAGGATAACTTTGAGCAGCAAGATGAAAAACGTAATCTGGAGACGACTGTTGTACTGCGTCAATTAAAGACGGTAGATCGTTTAAATCACCGTATAAAAGTTGAACTCTGTTCTTTTTATTAATACGAGAAGACAGATGCTCAATGTTCTCCATGTTATCGTTCCAGCGGGTAAAGCCGTATATATTCCAGTTGGTATTCTCTAGCAAAAAGTCTACCAAATGAGAGCCTACCATTCCGGTAACTCCTGTTATAAGACAGTTTTGTACATTTTCAGACATTAAACCACCTCCAGAAGATCTACAAGATACTTCTTGTCTGGTGGAACTAGATCATATTGTTTTTGAGTTATCTTTTCTTTTCTGTCCACTTTGTAGTTATACCCATATTCAGAGTGAATTCCATAGTTAATAATAAGAATGTTTCTGTGCTTATTTACTGGTTTCTCGCCTTTATGAAAGCCTGTTGTGTCCTCTATAATAACATCACCAAGATTACCATATATCGCTGCATTTTTAACAAAATCTTTGTTGAATCGATCTAGCAGAGTGCTTTCAACATCATCGGCGTAAAAAGTAGCTGCTGAATCCCAAATCTGCTTTGATATTTCTGGGTTATGAGATCCCCTTATGTAACAGTGCGGTCCGTCGCCGGGACCTACATCATTTAAATATATTAAAGCTTTTACAATTTTTGTTGAGGCGAGATCAATATGATATGTCTGGGTATTGTAGTTTGGTAGCTGATTAGCAAAATTCTTAACTAACTTAGCATATGTTATAGATGGAGCAACACCAAAATAGTCTTGAACTATCGATACTAGTCGATCATTTAAAGCTACATCTAAGATCTCAGGTATATTGACGAGAGGATTTCTAATTTGAATATTATCTGTTAAATGCTCATAGTTTTTATAACCACTAAGTATAAGGTCTTCATCCAATCTTTTGTTCTTATCATAGTCTTTATAAAAATCTTTTAAGTTGTCATCGTTCAAACCACTTAGGTCGCGACCGGCAGAAACATTTTTTCCACTTTCAAAGAAAACTTCTGCTTTGTTCATGATTGTATTCAAGATTTCTTTGGACAAACCACCTTTGTTAATACACATGCCCTGTTCTTCTAACAATGAAATATATTTTGTATTATCAAATAGATGATTTTTTGATACGATGGCTTCTCGTGACTTATAGCTTTCACTATAAATCTTTGATAAAAAATCATAATCAGTGACTTTTAAGTTTTCGGCGGTCATGATTATTTCTCCGTTTTTGTAAAATAGTTGTTTCTTGTTTTATAAAGTTCTTTGTTGTTTAAAAACCATTTAATTGTTTCTTTAAGCCCATCGTACAAAGAGGTTTGATTGTTGATGCCGTAAGATTTTGCTCTAGTGGTGTCCATAATCCTTTTTGCATCACCCTTTGGTTTGTTAGTGTCCCATGATATCTTTATATTTTCATCATAAATATTTCTAATTGTCTCAGCCAATTGTTTAATAGTTATACCATCTCCAGAACCTAAGTTAACAGGCTCTGTAATGCCCTCTTCAACCATTTTTATCATAGCTTTAGCAACATCACCTGCGTATACAAAATCACGAATGGGGGTGCCATCACCCCAACAGACCAATGGCGATTCCCCTCCAACTATTCTATTGATAAGAGAGGGAATAACCATAGCGTTTTCTGGGTCAAAGTTATCCCATTTGCCATAAACATTTGCTGGTCTTACAATGGATATGTTGTTTATACCATTTTGTATTGAATAAGCTTCAGCTTGTAATTCTCCGATTCTCTTTGCCCAACCTGGATGTTTGTCATTTTCAGAAGGAAAAGTTTTCCAAACGTCATCTTCCTTGAACACCTCGGCAGGATGATAAACACCAACCGAGCTTGTATATAGATACCATTTAACCTTTGCTCGCATGGCGGCTTCCATCATGTTTGTATTAAACATCAACATTGGTACCATAAACTTCGCTGGGTTTTCACGAGACATTTTAGGAGAACCTTTGATTCCGATTAAATTAAAAACATAATCTTGCTCTCTAACTGCCTCCACACAATTTTCAAACGATGTTAGATCGAGCTTCTTAAACTTAACACCTTTAGGCACTCCGACTGGCTCGTCTAAAGAAACAACCGTGACATTACAGTGTTTTTTTAACAACTCATCAACCAAGTAACGACCGATCATGCCAGTTCCGCCAGTAACTAAGACATTTTTTTTGTGTAAAGTGTTTTTAGAAGTAGACACTTTCACCCCCGTCTGCTGAAATTGAAGCACCATTAATAAGGCTAGCCCCTTGAGAACATAAGAAGACAACTACATTAGCTACCTCTTCTGGTGTTCCCATCGATCCTCTTGGAAAATTTGATTTTATAAAATTATTAAATTTAGTTGGATTATCTTTTTTCATGTCTTCCCACCCCGTGTTTGGTATCCATATGCCTCCTGGGGCGACTGTATTGAAAGTAATATTTGCTGAAGCATATTTTGAATTTATTGCCAAATTTTTCATCAGTGTTGTTTGTGCAGTTTTTGCAACATTAAACCATGGTCTGCCGCCTGCTTGTCTACCATATATTGATGTTATTGTAACAACTCGACCCCATTTGTTTTTTAACATATGTGGTAAAAACATTTTACTATATTTCATCGCAGAAGTTAAATTTTTATCAATCACCTCTCTCCACACAGTGTCGCTTGTTTCTAAAAAATCAGGGGAGCCCCAACGACCGCCGCCGCCGACATTATTGATAACAATATCTACACCACCCCATCTTTTTTTTATAGCATTTTCTACTTTGTTAAATGATTCTTTATCTAGCACATCTGCGGTCATACAAATTGTATCAACATTATATTTTGATAAAAATTGTTTTGCTTCCTCAACCCTCTCTGAAGTGCGACTAAAAACAGCCACATCAACACCCTCGCTGGCTAATTTTATAGCTATAGCTTTACCTATACCGTGAGTGCCACCACTAATTAAAGCCCGTTTACCTACTAAGTTTAAATTCATTACTTACCTACAATTTAGTACAAATCATCTTTGTATTGATTCTTGATTTCATAATATCTTTTGTAAATTCTTTTGTTTCGTACTTTTTTAACTGTTCAACTTTATACCCATTCTCTGACATGTATTTTTCTATATCCATTTTATAATGTTTTGACGAAAAATTATTATTAAAAAGTATTTTTCCGCCAGGTAATATATTCTTCATTGCCCACTTTAAACAATGCATTCTTAACTCAGGATGAGTTGCTGCTGATGCGACATCAATTTCACAAAAGGAAATTTTCATTTTTTTATTTAAATTTTGACAATTCATAATTGTTATATTTGGATGATTTAGTGGATTAATTAAATCATATCCAACAACCCTGTCTTTTCCAAAGATATTACACATTTCTTCTAATGCAAGTCCCAAGGCACAGCCCATTTGGACAATATTTCCTTCACTTGGGATATCCAAATTTGGCAAAACATGTTTTGCAACTAAATATGAACAATAGTCATATCCATAGTTTTGCCACTCAAATAAATTATCTGTTTGTTTTTTTGCCATCTATAAAATAAACTCCTTATTTTTTAAATTATGTAAAGAATTTAAGTTTTCCACCCCAGTGATTTGTAATGTCCACTTATCCTCTATACCAGCATTACAAGATAAATGATACATACCATATTCCCATGTATATGTGTCTCCTTTTCTCCAATTTGACAAAACATTATTCCCAACTTGGACCATGTGACCCCAATTCCAATCCTCTAAAAAGACTAAATATCTTTTTACTTTTTTTATGTCTGTCACTGTTTTAGAGTCTCTTATCATTTTATATGTATCAAAATGCCATGGGACTATTTGTCCAGGTCTTTGCCTTATCATAGCAATAGAGTAGTTTTCTAAACCCGACATATTAGCCATTTTATGACAAAAGTCTGGAAATGTGTGTTTATTGGTGCTTGTTATTTGATGCCTACGAGTATTGTGTTCGGTATATCCTGCTGACAGATATAGGTGTTTTCCCCAACTTAAATTAAACTCATCTAGTGGTTTGCTAGCATCTTCAGGATATAAATCTACAGCATGACCTTCAGATACTTGCTCTGTGGCATATTTAAAATCTTTAAAATCGCCTATAAATCGACCAACATATTGGCAATCTTTTGATTGTTTTTGCGGATCATAATGCCAATCTTTCATTGATTTTTTATATTCCAATTGACTTCTTTGTTTAAATTTTTCAAACACCTTTATACCTCTCCTCTAGCGGAGTACCATTAGATACTAAAGGCATATCTCCCAATAGACCAGAGATTGTAACTCTTCTCCAATCTGTGCCTCTTTGAAAGTCTAAAAACCTCTCATCATTTTTATCTGCCAAACCAAAAGATATACAGTCGGTTGGTGTCAAACCATATTGTCGACATACTTCAATTTGCTTTTCTCTGTACTTATTTTGGATATAGTCTGGTGGAAAATTATTACATATAGAATTACCCACAATGCACCCCATTGTAGACACCTGTCCTAAACTATTAAAAACATCTACTGGATCATCATTAAAGTCTTTTTTGCACCTCATGCCAATTCTTATTTTTTCAGTTCCGTAAAATCCCTTGCTCATGCTAAAGGCAACACCTTTAATGCACTTTCGGTCTAAATTAAAATTTATGTTTCGTGCCATAACATAATATGCACAATCAATAAACACTGGAACATTTAATAAATCACATTTGTTTAAAACTTCTTCTAGCTTTGGGTGTATTGAACCATAATCGCTAAAAGGGACCGATACTATAAAAGCATCCCCTTCTCTAATCTTATCGTCTTCAATATAAGCCCATCCACGATAATTATTTCGCCAAGTTAGCCAGTGATAAGCGAATTCTCCTTTAAAACATCTCATTCTTCTATTCTTATTTTCAGCATAAAAAAAGTCAAATGCTTGAGTTGATCCATGAACATAACTTAATTTATTATATTTTTCTATACCATGAAGTTTGTTAAGTTTGCTTTCTTGAATCCACTCAAAAAATTTACATAAAAATTCACTTTGAATTGTACGGTCAAAAAGTCTCTCTGGATCATGTGATTTTTTTATAAATTCAAAAGCAACCGAATCAGGCACTGGTCTAGAGCCTTTTTGAAGCATCGATATGTCCCGTATTAATTTTGTCATTTTTTACCTATGTTATTGTGAGTGGTCTTAGAACTAAAAGTATATCATGTTAACTGTTATTTATTAAGCAACTAAGAATAAATAAACTTCTTAACTTTTACAAAAATAGAATCCTCGTCTATTCCTGCAATATGATGTAATTTTTCTCTATCAACATGATAATCAAAATAAAATTTATTCTCTAAAGAAATTGATAGTGCTTTATTTATGTGACCTGCTTCCTTCAATATAGAAAATATTTTTTCTCCTAAGCCACCACTTTTAATATTTTCCTCTACAATAATAACATTTTTATTTTGAGACAATTTTACGATTTCATTAATTGGTAGTGGTTTAATTTTATAAATGTCTACATGATCTACAAAAATATTTTCTTTCTTTAATTTTTTTACAACATTATGAACTTTTTGAGTCATATAGCCACTAGAAAAAATTATAGTATCATTTTTTGATGTTTGAAGCTTTTTGTATCCAATATTAATATCATCATTAGAATTATATAACCTTGGCAATTTTCCCTTTTCTAGCCTAAAATATTTGGGACCAACTTTTGTATACGATAATTCTGCTAATTTTTTTGTATTAATATCATCTGTTACATTATAAATTTTAATATTTGGTAAATTTATCATAGCTGATAAATCTTGTATACCATGGTGTGTTGGTCCATCAGTGCTGTATGTAAAGCCAGCACCGGTTCCAATTATATTGACATCTAAATTCATGGCACACAAATCAATGTTAATTTGCTCTAGAACTCTCAAAGTAATAAAATTATTTATTGCATAGACATACACTTTTTTACCGCATTTAGCTAGCCCAGCAGCGATACTTATCAAGGATTGTTCCGCGATCCCAACATTTATATACTGTTCAGGGAAATCTGTCTCTATCTTTTTTAATCCAAAATTACCTTGGTCGGCAGTCAATATCATTACATTTTTATCTACAGAAACATAGTCATATAACTGATTGAAAAAGGCATCTCTTATATCAGTTAGATTTTGCATTTTCTACCTCATTTAAAGCAATTGCTAATGACTCATCGTCGATTGCGCCGTGGTGATAACTGCTTTTATTTTCCATAAAACTAACACCCTTTCCCTTTATAGTGTTTGCTATTATGATTGTTGGTTTTGATGGGTGCAAATCATTAAATGATCTTATCAAATGCTCAAAATTATGCCCATCGATTTCTATAACGTTCCAACCAAACGCTTCTAACCTTTTATCAAGAGGATCAAGTGGATGGATTAACTCTGTGTCTCCGTGTATACACAACCTATTACGATCTATAATCGCTACTAGATTGTTTAGTCTCATTTTTGGAGCCAAACTCATAGATTCCCAGATCGAACCCTCGGCACATTCACCATCTCCTAAAACAACATATGTAAAATAATCTTTTTTATTTAGTTTAGCAGCGAGAGCAAAGCCAATTGCTATGCCAAGTCCATGACCTAGAGATCCTGAAATAAAATCTACACCGGGGATATGATGATCGGGGTGTTCGCCTAGAATACTGCCCAAATTCATCTTAAAAAGTTCAGAGTCGCTAAAAAATCCTAGATCGCTAAGAATTACATATTGGGAAATACATGCATGTCCCTTACTTAAAATAAATCTGTCGCGGTCAGGATCATCGACGGAATCAGGTGATGTCTTTATAAAGCCACCATAATATAAAACACACAATATATCTAAACATGAAAAGGCACCTCCGATGTGACCCTTACCAATCGAGTTGATTATTTTTAAAATCTTTTTTCGGTGTTGTTTTGATTTGCCTTTTATTTGTTTGATATTTAGCATTGTTGATATTATTGGTTGTAGTATTCGCCATATTCAATTATGAGCGTTGATTTTGAGTCCTCTCTTTCTAGAGCTTTTTTATATGCCGATTCAATATCTTCCTTTTTTTCCAATAAAACGACCTCCACATTATCTAACAAGTGCCTAAATGCCTCTGTATGGTCTTGTGTGTGCTGTAAACCTCCGTTTAGTGGAGTCTTGGCTCCGATCGATGTTCTTATAATTACACGAGGGGTAAACGCACCTCTAGTCATTTCTTCCATTTTATCTAAATGATTTACTAACTGATTGATCGCAAGAAGCAAAAAATCAAAGCGAGGATAACATGTCACAGGCACATAACCGTCCATCGCCAATCCAATAGATAGTCCCATCTGAGCCTCTTCAAATACTGGAGTCTCTATCTTTCTATCATTAGAGATTGTCTTTAGTGTGTTATAAATTGAATTTCCACTGTAACTTACAGATTGTCCAATAAAAACTACTCTTGGATCCTCCGCAAGATATTCCATGGATTTAACCAAATGATCTACATACTTCATTTATACTTTCCTTAAAATAAAATCCACTGACCTGTTCCGTGATGTGGATATCCTCTTTCATAAGAGTAATAAAAAACATCTTCAGGTGGGTTAGTCTTTTCACCATTCCAAGTTTCATCTGTTGGGGTGTTTGTGCTCATATTATTGTCTTCAACAACAAATTCTATTGGAAGATTGTGTCTTCTAGAATATTTATGAACCTCATGAAAAATGCCCGTTTCAAAAGTCATATCCCCAACAAAAACCCAGACTTTTTTTCCAGTATTTTTCATTTTTTGTGCTTTTGCGACACCCATCGCTATTGGAAGAATACCACCGACAATTGAAGAGGTGTATAATTTTGGAGCTTTACAGTAAACACTCATGCTCTTCCCAGCAGTAATCAATTCCCATAAATGGTCCTCTGGTACACCGTGTAGCAAGGCATGGTAATGGTTGCGCCAAGATGAAAATACCCAATCATTGGGATTAATAAACTTAAAAATTTCGATCAACTCTTCTTCGTTTCCCTTGGACATGTGCACTGGACCGGTGATCGTAGCTTTCTCGTATTCTTCCTTAACACGAAGCTCAAAATTTATTAGGTCTTCGGCTGATAGATTAACATCGTAAGTTTTTTCGTTCTTAAATTTTTCTGGTATATGGAGTTTCATTTTGTTCCTTAATAGTTTTTTTTGTACCAATTAATTGTTTTTGTAATGCCCTCTTCTAAAGAATTGTTTGCTTCCCAGCCCAACTGATTTTTTGCCTTTTTAGATATTAGGGCTAACTTTGTATTAATTGATGGTTTTGTTAAGTCAAATTTTATTGTAATATCTTTTCCAGAAATTTTTATTATCTTTTGTACTATCTCTTTAACTGAAAATGAACTGCCATATCCTACATTATAAAGTTCATACATATTTTGTTGATTTTTAATTGCTTTATCAATAAACTCAACAACATCATCAACATATAATAAGTCTCTTTCTGTTGATCCATCACCCCAAACAACTATTTCACTATGGTTTTCCGCCTCCATTACTTTAGTTATTGTGGCTCCAAACATGTGGCTTTTTTCTAAATCATACTTGTCATGCGGACCATATGTGTTGCTGTGTCTAATAACAGTGTGTTTAGTTTTTCCTAAACCAGCAAAAAACTCACACATTTTCTCAACATAAACTTTTGTCCAGCCAACTCCAAAATACTTTTCATAGATGCCTTCGTCTAGAAAAAAATCTTCTTCTGTGACTGGCGAACGGGATGGATTATACATAACCGCACAACTCAAAAATAAAAAATGCTTTACTGAATAATCATGGCAAGCTTGTAGAATTAATGAGTTCATAACTGCATTATCAGTAACATGCAAGTATGGTTTTTGTATAATGTCCTTAGACCCAGATGTGTTTGCAGCAGCTTGTACAACAATATCATATTTGTGTTTATTAAAAACATCTTCAACTCCATTCTTTGAAGTTAAATCCGACTTAAAAAAATGCTCATTGTCTAAATATTGGCTTTTTCTTGTTAGTCCAACTCCAAAAACCTCATATTCTGGATTTGATAAGAAATATTTTACAATATTCGTACCCATAAATCCAGTTGCTCCACAAACTAAAATTTTTTTCACCAGCTTATCTCCCATTCTTTAAATTCTGCTGCCAAACAGTCAATTTTGTAATCTTTTCTACCACCATTTAATTCCTGTATTTTATTCTTTGCTATGTTTCTAATTCCATTTAAACCATGAGTTAGCTCAAGATTATTACCATCCTTAATTCCTTTCCTATAGTTTGATTCATTGTGCCATATGTGTAAGTTCATCTGCGACAGGACAACTATGGCTCTTATAATATCAGCATCAACAGATTCAGATACATTTAATATCATTTGTATATCATGACATATATTCTGTATCTCTTTTGCATATTCTTGCTTGTGCTCTGTAATAAAAACTTCTTTAAGCTGTACTATAGATAATCTGTCGATTAACTCAGACAATGTTGGTAAATATTTTCTCTCTGTTTTTTCTTTCATTATGAATGAATTATAACACTCATAAGATAACAGTTTAAGGGTTAATATAGCTTATCAATCAACTCTTTCAAAACCAATAAATCCATTTCTTTCGTTGGAGTAGTCTTGTAAAATTTTCCAATTTTTAGATTTTAACATTTCTTTCTTAACATCATAGTTTTTTAATGTATTAGAATCATCCAAAAGAATAATTTTACAACGATCTTTTAGCTTTTCATATTCCGCATATGAGCTAAATTCGCCACCATCTAATAAAAGTACATCAATTGATTCTGGCAACTCATCGATAACATTTACACAATCTTTCTTGTTGTACCACATTATGTCCCCTGAGTGCCAATCCTGCCAGTCTGAATGTGGGGGTGGTCCAATTTCACAATTATTTATTTCTTCTATTGTCATAATTTCTGATGGCTCAATGATCCTACCTAAAATGAGATTAAGCTTCTCTCCTCTAAAGGAGTTTGTCACCGGCAACCAAAATATTTTAGCCTTATCATAAAACACTGAATGTGACTCTATGCTGTGTAATATACTATCGTCATCTCTTTCTAAAAGAGCATCCATAAAACATTTTGTGCTTCCTTCACCATTCCAAGTCCCTATTTCTACAAATGTTTTATTTTTTGGGTCCTTTCCTAATTTATAAATAAACTCACCGGGATTACTTCCTCTGTTTATTTGTCCACTCATTTTTTTCTCCTTCGTAGTTTAAAATCTAACCAGTCTTTTTTAAAATAAAGTCTGGTATAATAATGTTTCCCTGTCCCATTGAATGTTCATATTTCACACCAGGACGGGCAGAATAAAAAGGAATATTAAGTTTCTCTCTAACTTCTCTCTCCAGTGCTTCTCTTTCCTTCACTAAATTTTCTGCTGAAATGTGATCAGTCCACACATACGAGATGTATCCACCGCTTGGATCTCCTTTATAGTAATCCTGTTCTGTCAAATAATTAAGTGACTTTTGATAAAGCTTGTCACCTGTCAACTTAGAGGTATACACATAGTGATCTCCACTTTTTATCGCTTCGTCAAAGTAAGGAGAGCCGGGATATGTTGTAATAATTGTACAATCAAACTCTTCTGGTTGAGTTTGTAATAGCCAATTTTTAGTGTTTTCGATCGTTTCCGCACTCTCTCCAGCATGTCCGACAGACATAAGAGCTTTAACTTTAAGTCCATGTTTTTTTGCTATTTCAACGCACCTAGTATTGTCTTCTCTTGTGGCTCTTTTTTTAATGTTTGTCAGGATTCTCTCATCTCCCGATTCGAAACCAGTCAGAATCCATCTAAAACCAGCACGATACATGGCTTGTGCCTGTACCTCATTGAAAAGTTCAGCTTTTATAAAACCTCTCAATTTAAAATCTACACCATGTTTTTCTTGTAAATCACTAATTTTGTTCATCATTGGAACCATATTTTTGTTTACATTAAGTTCATCATCATAAAACATGAATGCTTTAAAGCCATATTTTAAATATAAATGCTCTATTTCCTCAAGAACTGAGTCTGTAGATCTTGTTCTTATTTTTCTTAAGAAAGGAGAGTTTCGACCACTACAAAAAGTACAGAAGAATGGGCACCCTAGTTGAGCTATTAAACTAACCGCATCCTCTCCCTCAATTTGGTATTTGTACGATTCTACATCGACTAGGTGGCGCGCTGGCATTGGAAACTCAGTAAATTGTTTATTACTTAAAAATAGTGGTGATTGACGATCGTCGGCATCAACAATGCCACTGCTAGTCTCCAGAGCTTCAAATATAGCTAGCTCACCATCGCCGCAAACTAATACGTCATAAAACTTTGATAATTGCTCAATATCTTTTGTGGCTCGATCACTGCCTTCAAAGTTTTTCTCTTTTTCCTTTTTTGAAGCGGAATGCATTAAAGAAACATGAGGTCCACCAAGTATTAACTTTTCAACCTTTCCCTTGAGAGCCGCGGCAATTTTGACAGCGAAAGGAACTTGTGGTGTCGTGGCAGTCACTCCAATAATTTTTGCACTAGTTGGCATTTTAACATAATCGTTTAAAACATCAATAAAATTTGATATACCACTTAAATCAATAAAATCAACTTTATATCCTCGCTTTTCAAGAACGGCTGCGATTTTTAAAACACCAATATGCATAAAGACTCGCTCATCCAAAAGAAATGGCGAAGGTGGGGTAACTAAACATATGTGGTTATTAGCACTCATTTAATATCCTCGACTTCCAGTACTCAATATATAACATATCTTTAGAATTATTTTTAACCTTTTCATACTGTGAATTTATAAAATCTAAATTTGTCAAATCATCCCATGACTCTAACACCACAACAGGTAATTCAGTGAAAAAAGAATTGCCTCTGTTTTTTTTAATTATTGGAACTCTTCCTAAGTAAAGTGTTTCCCAAAATCTATGAGTTTCTGCTGGGGCATTGCCCCTGGGGCAAACCACCATTTTATGATTTAATATATCATTTACATATTTGATATATGACCTTTCAACTGATTCTTTGTGCGAAAGAGACACTGTAGTTGTAACATAATCTAATTTTTTACATATATCATGCACTTTTTTTCTTATTGGGTGAGTCGACAGACTAAAGTTCGCATACAGTTCTTTTTCTGGATTAGATATATTTACCGGTGGGTTAGAAAGCAAAACTGGCTTTATTGCCAAATTTGACCAGCCTTTTCCGTGCCCCTCAACAACACAGTCTTCATGGTTATCTATACCATAGGGCATGCCCTCCACTAAGGGATTATTTGTTGCAACTGCTTGAGCAAACCATTTTTTAATGCATGGAGGTGCCAAGTTAACAATTTCATCAGTAATGCCAATATCACTATTACCGGTAATTAATATGCAAGGACTATCGTAGTTTTTTAACTTTTTGAAAAGATCATTTAAATGATCTGTTTTACAAAAAAACACTTTTTTTCCATCATGAAGGTGTGCTAGTTTATTGTATTGTATAATGTCCTGCGGTGTAAAATAACTTAACAAAATTAGTCTCCTTTTAATATTCTATAGCTATCTTCATCAAAATGCTGTGTTGAAAACTCAAATAATTCTGTGTCTTCAATCGCTATCATTTGATGCCGCAAGCCTCGATAGACATAAAAGTTATCACCCTTTTCTAGCACAACAGAATTAGCTAACTCAAGTTCATCATCATCAGAATATTTCACTTCTATTTTGCCTGATTGTATGTAAAACACTTCATCCTTCTTTTTGTGATAGTGCCAAGAACACTTCTTACCCTTAACAAAGTACAGAAGTTTTCCACAATACTCTTCCTTGTTTACAATCCATTTTTCAAAGCCCCAGCCCTTTGGGACAAATTTAATTGGAAAAAAATTCTTCATCCTTTATTCCTTTGTCATCTACATAAATGTCACCGCTTGGTTTTCCTAAAAACAATTGGTGGTATCTAACTCCCCAAGCTTTTAGCTGGGCTTCTGTCAAATCGAAAAAGTCTGAGTGTGCTAGATGACTGTCGTTATTATATCTTCCCATACCCCTTGCGGTAAGGAAAATTATTGTGTGTCCTGCATCATATAAGTCGTTTATTTTTGTTATTCGATCGGCAAATGGCTCCGCAAGATCATAGTCTGGCGAGGAGTTTGTGCAGATTGTTCCGTCTATATCAAACACATATTTCATTTTTAAATCTTGTTGTATCCTCTAGTTTAATAGCATATGTCCCAAAATTCTTTACAGCGACCGATGCACAAAAATTAGCAAACATTATTGATTCAGCTAAATTTTTATTTGTCATATAATAACTAACCAATCCAGATAGAAAAGTATCTCCAGCACCGCAGACATTTGGTGGTAAATTAGTTCCATCAACTTCGCTAGGGAACGATTTATATATTGTGCCGTTGCATTGAGCACCTTGTTTTCCAAGAGTAATTACATATTGTGAATTTTTAGATTTTTTTAGCAAATTATTATTTTCGTTCTCATTGATTTTTATAATACAATGATTGTAGCAACTCAAATCTCTCTTTTTTGAATCTACAAACACAGGAATATTCTTTTCTTTACATAAGTTTGTAAGCTTACTTATTATTTCGTGATCTAAAAATCCTTTATCATAATCAGATATTACTATACAATCATATTGTTCATAATTTATATCACTTATTTTTTTTAATTTTTGACTTTTTTGCTGTTCACCTGTATCAAGTCGCATAATGTGCTGCTTGCTTCCAATATCTACAAATCTTTCCTTTGTAATATGATTTTTATTTGAAAGTAAATCAACAGTGTTGCCTAGGTTTTCTAAGTTAACTTTCACATTACCAGCCATCCCTGGAGTTGTAGTTGTTTCAATCAATTTAAATATTGGCACAGGAGCTTCAGGACTTATTCTCTTACACTCTCCAAAATGATACTTATCAATACAAGTGTCACCTATCAATAATATTTTTGATGATCTTAGTTGTTGAATATCCATTAATAAATTTAAATATATGAACAGTTGCTAAATCATTTCCAACAACTTTAGACTCTTCATAATCTCCACCTTTAACAATTATATCAGGTTTAATTTGTTTTATTAAGCTGTAGGGAGTGTCATCATTAAAAATTATCACTTGATCAACATATTTACACGATTCAAGCATATATTTTCTGTCTGTTTGTTTATTTATTGGTCTAGATCTGCCCTTTAGCCTTTTTATACTTTCATCGCTGTTTAATCCAACAATAACTGTCCCTAAAGTTTTACAATATTTTAATAACTCAATATGCCCTCGATGTAAAATATCAAAACACCCGTTGGTAAAAATAATTTTATCACTCATAAATTGTCCAATTGTTTTTCAAAGTTGGAGGAAATTGACCGTATCTTGTATAAATGTGCAAATATTTTTTTGCCTTTGTTTGTATTCGATCGATAAAAATAGAAAAAGAGCTTTCTATGCAGTGAATTTCTTTTGCATTTTCTAAAATATATCGATAATCAAAAAAGTTAATGTCATTGAAAGATCCTAGTGTGTGTTGTTTTTTTAAACCCGGTGTAATGATTCTACTCTTGTTTAAGTCTTTAATTAAAGAACGATTAATCACATCTTTACGGGAGGGGTCTTCGTGTAAAAAAATATATTTTCCCTCATTACCTTCGCCACATAATTCATTAAAAACTTTTTTTTCTAAATTTCTATCTCTTTTTACAAAAAAATTATTCCATGATTCTCTAAAAGGATACCCAGCTTGATTATAAAAAGCTTCATCAAACCTACATTTATCTGTCACAGTAAAATCTTTTTTATACTGTCCCAATTTAATTATTTCACCAAAGCTTGCACCAAATCTTAATTCGGTCATTTTCATAAAAATATTTTGATACCCAATCATTTCTTGTTCAGGTGTTAAGTTGGATTGTGACAAAGTTTTGAAATTAATATTGGGAACATCGCTCAACATTCTTTTAAGAGAGTCATAGTTATGCTTTTTAACTGGCAATATCAACTCATCATAGTTTTTAGCCAAGTGTCGATATAAACCATTGCATGCAATATGGTCTCCTAATCCCAAATGATGTAAAATGTAAGCTCTTTTCATTCTTTAATTTTATTTTTTAAATGTTCTATGTGTTCTTTAACAGTTTCTTCATTCTCATTAAAAACTTGACCAACAAATTCAAAGTTTTTTCTGGGTGCTGGAAAAGGCTTTTTATCAAAAAATTCATCATGTACACAACAATCATTTTTTATCATTGGAAATAATACTTTAATAAAAAAGTCATAATCAGTCCCATACTTATCGAGAGAATTGTCTGTATAATATTTTTTTATTAAATTTTCTAAATCATAATTATTATTATTCTTAACTCCCCACATTCCTCCAAGAATTGGATATGAATGCCAAGGATGGTCTCTCATAATATGAAATGTTTTGTTGCCGTTCATCCAATCGTCAACAGCCAATTTTTCTCTTAAAGATAGCCTAGAATCACTATCCCTAAATATCGATACATCTACATTTTTATCATATGAAGCTTCGAATCTCCAAAACATTGAACTCCAATTACCAACACTGTTTTTATGAATTACTTTAACATTTGGCATATCATCTAGTTCAAATAAAATATTTTTTGGCACAGTAAGATCAACATAAAATCTGCATTCCCACCCAGGGTATATTTTTTGTGCACCTTCGGCATTTCTAATTGCTCCAACTGTATATTTTGGACAATTTCCCCACAGGGAATAGCTTATTACTTTTTTCATATTTATTAGTTTAAAATTTCTAAATATTTTTTATAAATTTCTTTTTCTTCTTCAATTTTCCAAGATCTGTTTTCTTGATTTGTACTAATACCTTCAGGGTTAAAATAGTACAGACCTAATGTTTCAGGTACTTTTTTATACTCAAATCCACCGTGTGCACCGCGAAGCCAAAAATCCCAGTCGGCTGCGGAGCGATATTTTTCATCAAACCAACCATTAGTTTTATGCATGGATTTTCTCCACATTGGCATGCAGTGTGGAGGGTTGCCTCTCAACATTGCATCTTTAGAAAACTGCTCTGCTGGGTATTTAGCACCATTGGAGGTATTATTATTAAATGTTTCATTGGGTTGAAATGTCATAAAGTTTTCTGTATATACACAATCTATTTCTGGATGTGCATATAAATATTTTCCTAATTTTTCTGCAAATTCTGGTGATTTTCTATCATCTAAGTTAGCATTTGAAATAAAGTCTCCTGTGCAATTTTTAATTGCCATATTCCAAGCAGCATATATGCCAGGATCTTCATCAAGCTTAAAATATTTAATATTATTTGGATACTTTTCTAACCATGGTTTAATCAGTTCATCTTCATTTTCGGGTGAGTTACAATTTACTAACACCAGTTCACATTTGTCTTCAAAAATTGTTTGTGAGGTAATATCATTCATAAACTCCTCAAAATATTTTTCTCCTGCATACACTGATGTAATAAAAGATATTTTTGGAATATCTTTTACAGATACAGAGTTATATGAAAATATTTTTTCCCCGTAAACTTTTTCTGCAAATATTTCATACTTTTTATTTTCTTCAAACTCTTGTTCTAACCATAGTTTTAGTCTTTTTGCTTCACCCTGTAAAAGACCATAGTTTTTTACAGCCTCTCTCATTGCAGTTTTGCAGCTAGCTTCACTTGGATAAGCCCATTTCATATTAGGCTCTATTACTCCTTTCCAAAGAACTTCTGGTTGAACCTGTTCAAGCTTATAATTAACCTTGCTAAAATGAGGTCTTAGTTTTTCTCCACCCTTTTTAGTCTTTTTTGGAGCATAAAGAAAATCTTTTTGTCCGCCAAAATCATGTGTAATCACTGGCATGCCAGAATAGGCTGCTTCAAATAATGGTAGCCCAAATCCTTCGCCATGACCAAAATTCAACATAGCTTTAATTTTTGAATTTTTAAATAGCGAGTGTATTTCTTTTTCATCCATATATCCATGAAGAAAATATATTTTACACTTTTTGTTTGGATATTTTGTTATAATCTCTTTAAGTGCATTATTAACAAAACTTTTATCTATGTAGCTGTTGCCTTTCATGAAAGTTTTAACAACAAGACCTACATTTTCGTCATCATGAAATTCTTGGCAAAACCAATCAACTGTATTTGGGAGATTCTTTCTAGGTCCCCATTGTGCCATTGTTAAAAAATTAAAATCTGTCTCTAATTGAAGATCTAGTTCTTTTGTCTCGACTTTCTTGACGGGATAATGAACCACTTCAATTGGTTTACTTAAAATAAAATCTATCTCATTGCCATCTTGATCTTGTGCTTTAATTGGAGTTTTTAGACCAGCTTTAGCATGCTCAGAAATAACTAATATTCTATCTGCTAATTGATGACACTTGGCTATCCATTCAGGGCATGCTCTATCTGTTTCAATTCCTGCCGTATAAAGAATATTCTCTGGTGCTAGTTTTTGAAGTTCATTAGGAATTGTAACTTGGAGTGATAAATCAAAAACTGCAATTTGAGGATTTTGCTTTTGTTTTTCTACTAAGGGCTTAGCCTTAATAATTAATTCATCAAGCCATCTTCTCTCCTCATTGTCTTCAAAAATCCAGTTAGTGCCGCCCCAAGGGACATTTAATAAATAAATATCAAATAAATCCTCTCTTGACCTTAATGATCTCAGGGCAAAACGACATTGCTCTCCGTAACCAGTTTGTGATAGGGCTGGTCCCCTTACTAAAATTTTCTTTTTCATGCTACTTCTTCTAATGTCCAGTTTTGTTTTCTATTGCGAGTTTCCCAAGAGCCATGCTCTTTATGTACTCGTGTAAAAATTTCGTCCCATGTTTTAATAAAATTATTAAAATTGTAATTTGATTCCACATGTTTGCGACCTTTTAAACCAAGTTCTTTTCTCTGTTTTGGTGTCTTGTTAAACATTTCGACTAGAGCATCTACAACTTGATTTTTTGATAGCCTGTCTTCATAAATAAATGGCACCTCTTGCGAGCCAACAACAGTTTTACTAGCCGGCTCAAGACCAATTCCAAAACATTGATCACCGTCAGTTATTTGCTCCTTTAAACCGCCTGTCATATTAACAATAATAGGGGTTCCGCAAGATAAAGATTCTAGAGTTCCAAGACCAAAACCTTCAGCATCTGATATGTTTATAGTACAATCGACCATGTTATACATGGCTGCTAAGTTCTCAGGGTGTAGCTTCTCTCTTGAGAAAAGTACTTGTCCGTCGTTTAACCCAATGTCTTCAATTAGAGCCTCTAGGTTAGATCCTGCCTGATCTCTTGGATTAGTATGCATTAGTAGTGTAGCTTTGTCATGACCCACCCTATCTAAGAAGTCCTTAAACCAAAGAATTAAAGTGGCTCCCATCTTTCTACGAGCATTTCTATTATTCCAAAAAACAATAAACTTGTCTTTATCATCTTTAAAGTTGTCTTCTCTAAGTTGATTTACAAGTTTATTTTCCAATGGCTTAAAAATATCTAAATTAACAGCATGTGGAACATACTGTCTTTCTACATTTGGTGAAACATTTGCCACAATATCATCTGTAACCTTAGAAATTGTAGCAATAAAGTCATTACTATTGTAATATTGTTTATTGAATGTTGGATAAGGATAATTATCCCACACATGATAATAAATCATAGGGACATTGTAACGAATTTCTTCTTCAATTTGCCATAACCAACCCCAAAAGCGAGGGTCAGTCATAAACCAAACAATATCTGGTTTTTCTGACCATAACATGGCTCTAACAGCCTCTTGTGTACCGTAACCGTCAGTAGGCACAATAACCCAATCGTCACCAAATTCCTCTGTTTTAATTGGTCTATAATCTTGGTGCTTAATTAAGCCACCAAAAGAAATAAACTGGTACTTGCCAGTTCTAAGCATACCCTCAATTATATATCTTGTCTGTGTTCCAACACCAGATGGTGTAAGCGGGTGATCGCTTAATGTAAATATCTTTATCTTTTTATCACTCATGTACAATGTTCCGTTTTAAAGAATGGGCAAGTTCCATACATTTTATGACAACTTAACCGATTTTTTAAGTGTCTTTCGTTAGAAATATTATACAAGGCATCTGTTAAAAGTTTAACAGCATTTTTAGTTTTTTTATCACCACTTGTGACTCTAAAGATTTCAACCTTCTTTCCCTTCTTCGCTGTTCGCTTGAGTAGTCCAAAGTGAGTCTCAATCATTGATGGGTCAACACTGTATTTTTCAGCAAAGAACTTCTTATAAAAAGTAAGCTGATAAGTGGTAAGTTTTTCTGCTTTTCTACGGGCATCCCAGCCCCAAGAGCAAGTCTTCCAGTCTAAAATGTGGTACTTGCCGTCTGGAGTCTTAACGATAAGGTCAACATAGCCCTTAAAGTCATACTCTTTTTTGGGAAACTCAATGATTCGCTCAAAGAGTTGCTCCTCAACTTGGTGAACTTCATACTCACCAAAATAGTTTTTTAAGGCTTCGGTGACTTCTACTACGATCTCCTTGCCTTGATTCATAAATTGTTCTATTGTTTTTTGCTCTACATCTTCTAATTTTGTGAGTTCTTCCTTGAATCGGCTTTCAAAGAGTGTAGTTGGATCGCTAACTTGGTGATCCATTGGTGCAATTTCCTCGCACACAGAGTGAACAGCCGTTCCAAAGGTCGTAAAAATAGAATCAGTACGCGGATTAAGTTTATCTTCATTTACTAATTTCCTGTAGTGTGGACACATGGTCCAGTTTTTAAGTTCTGAATAAGAAATATGTGGCATAACATCCTCAAAAAAATTGTCTGAGTTTATTATACAACACTGGGCTCATCCTGTAAAGCATTTCTTGATCACCCTTCAACCAGTTCTCAAAACCGGCTGCGAAGTATTCTCTTAATGATGTTGCGGCATAAGGGTTTGTAAATATGCCTGAACAATACTTCCAAAGTTTATCATAACCTATTGTGTTTGCTAAATAATCATCCAACTCTTTTGAGTAGTTTATCTGATTAAAGTCAAAAGGTGGTGTTCTACCGCCTTCGTACATTGAAATTACATTCTTAAGTTGATTTCTTTTGTTTTTAAATTCTTTTGCTAAGAAGCCGTCCTCGTAGATCTCTTCGTAGTAAGGTTTCTCAAATGAGTGGGCTAGCTCGTGAAAAAAGTTCATTAAAATGTCTTCAATAAAATCAACATTGTTAGACAAATAAATTGTACCGTCCTTGTAGTAAGACTTGTAGTTCTCTTTATCTAGGTTTGGAAACCTTCCAAACTTTATTTTGTTTACATGGTTGAGAGCCTTTGGGGAAAGTGTCTCTTTAAGTTTATCGATAAAAAAGTTTATGTCTCTGGAATTAAAGCTGCCTTTGTCTTGAA